CAGTTTGGCGATCTGGTTGGCGAGTGCCACGAACTGATCCGGCCCAAGTGCGAGCTTGGTCATGTCGTTTCCGGCCAGATCCCGCACAAATGCCGCCATAGCTTGCGCAGCTTCCCAGTTCGTTTCGCGCTTGTTCGCGGGCGTGACGATGGCGAATGAATCGAGATCGCGCGCCGTTTTCTTCGATGCCTTGACCCGAAGCTTCTTGTCGCGGGTTTCTGCCTTGTCCTCGTCGTGAAGCGTGATGTCCAGCTTCTTCAACTGCGCTTCATCGAGGGCGTGATCGGAAGGAATCTGCGCCCAGAACGATTCCTGCCCGTAGTTCATCAAGGCTTCGTAGTTCTGACGCGCCATCGCGTACATCGCCTGATCCACCGGGCGGGCGGTGTATTCGAGGATGTTGTTCGTGTTCCCGGCAATGTGATCGACTTCAGCCTTGGTCTGTTCGTGGGATGCTGCCTGCGCAATTTCCTGCGAACTGAACTGCAAAACCCGTTCCGCCATGTCCAGCACTAGCTTCATGGCCAGCACGATCCCGTTCGTGTCCAGCGGGGCGAACCGTGTCTGAATCACCCCGGCGCGCGGATCAACCTGCATCGCCCTGATCGTCTTGCTGTCGAACGTGAAGAAGTTATGACCCCTGAAATACGTTTCGCCGAAGTTCTGAAGCTTCTTCAGCATTTCGGGCTTCACGATGTTGGAATCGAGAAGCGTCATGTTCGCCAGATTCGACTTCGCAGCCAGAAGTAATTGCGTGACCAGATTCGACATCTGGTCTTGGAACGGAGCCAGCAGCAGCGCAAGCGATGCGTCCGCCGTCCGCTTGTCGTCCCCGTTGTCCTTCCATGAAATCACCGGCACATAACCCATTGGCGCGGCATAAACAATGGTTCCGTCGCCTGCCACTACGAAACGACACCAGACATCGTGATCGTAGTCGCCAAGCCCCCACTGTTTCGGCTTCAGCTTCTCGCGATACTCGTACAGCATCACGCCAGCATCGCGCATGTTCGTATTGTAGAATCCGGTCCACTCAAGGCTTTCTTCGCGATCTGGCGATCCTTCTGATTTAGGATTCGGACAGACCGGCAGCTTCAACGTGCAAGTGTTGTACACCGTCCGGAGGAATGACGCCGTTGAACCGCTTGAAAACCAGCCTGTGTCACCGATGCTGATGCACTCCTTGTTGTAGAACCCGTCGCTGTCGTGGATGTCGCCATACCGGACCATGTTCCAGTACATCGCGTAAGAGCATCCAGTTGCAGAATTGAACGTGCGCTTTGGGTGTGCGATGTCCCAAGCGGTTCTGGACGGATGCGGAAGATGGTAGCGCAACCCTTCGCGCTCGATGTATTCCTCTTCCTTTTCTTCCGCGTCCATCTTGATTTGCTTCGCGAAATCCCATTCCTCCTTGGTGAACATCAAGCCACCTGTCGGATAGAGGAACATCTGGAACACGCCCTGATCGATGGAGCTAAGGTAATCGTAGGACTTGGCGGAATCCTGAATCCTGCTGGTCAGAACCTCGCAGCGCGCCCGGTTCATGTTGCTTTGCGTGGCGGCTCGAAGCTCGAAGAGCGGATCTTTGTTCCGGTCGTTGATGATCTTCGCCTTCCGGGCAGTCAGGTACGCGCGAACAATCGGAACGCCAATGCTGAAGAAAACCGGGTAATCGACAATCTTGATCGGTTGATTTGTCTTTGGGTCAATCTGGTCCGAGTCGATGATCATGTTGTCGATGTTCACGCCCAGCGCGTTCATCGCACTCTGAACCTCTTCGGTGTTGCGACCGTGCTTGCTGCACATCGCGGAAAGCAGTGTCGGGCTGATCTGCCGGAACGGGGCATCCCAGATCAGATCCATCGCATACGTGCTGGAATAGTTCTCGAAATTCCAATCCCTGCCCGCCCTGACCCTGCTCCAGATATGCTCCACCAGCGCATCAACCTTATCGTTCTTCGGAGCCTTCTTTGCTATGATGTCCGTCTTCGCATTCTGGATTGGCCCGCGCGTGCGCCCTTCAAACAGCTTCCGCCATTCTTCAGCACTGCAACCCTTCTTCTTGAGAACGCGTAGGTCTATCATGCCATTGGGTAATCTTCTGCCCCGGCCCGGCGCGGCGGGCGCGCGACAATGGCGGTTGCTTCAGGCGACATCCCTGCGTCCTTTTCAACCGAAACCTTGCCGAGCTTCCCGTTCTTGTAGCCGGATTTTGAGATTTCGTCGAACGTCACAACCGCGCCCCCGGTTGGCAGACGGTGAAGCGTGCCTTGCACCTTGAATTCCCCCGTTTCCCCATCCGCGCAGTCAGCAAGCTTCTCGGCAAGCGTTTCCTCACTGATCATCATGGAATTCATAATTGCGCACCGTAGGCTTCACAGACCGGCTTTTGCAAGGCAGATTCCGGACTATGCCGCTGCAAGTAGAAGATGTGCAACCGTGGACACCGAATCTGTTTCCGAAACAGCAGCTTCTTTTCAATACCGGAACCGCCGATGACGCGGGCGTAATCCATCCGAATTCTCCGACTGCCATCCTCGTTTCAGGCCCGCGCTATTCGTCGAAGTCTTTTGGGGCGGATCACCGGATGATCCGGCACCTGTTTGAAACGCCGGGCGGACGCTTCGCCATCATCAACAAGACGCTTCGTAATACCACGGACTCTGGCACTCAGCAGCGTTTGACTGAATTCGTGATTCCGGAGTGGATTGAGGCGAACATCGGGTTCGAGTACACCACGAAGGATGGCGACGGAATTCCGGGCTTCAAGACAGACGGACGCACCCGAACACCTTTCTGCCGGTTCACAAACGCGCATGGCGGCGAGAGTGAGATCCGCATTCTTTCGGTCGAACACGATTGCGAGATTGAAACGAAGCTGAAGGATTCTTTCTGGTCCGGCATCCGCCTGATCGAACTGGCGAACTTCAAAGACCCGAAGATTTTCACGGTGTCATGGGAACAGTTGCGTATGCCGCACCTGAAGCCGTGGCAGCATCTATGGCTGGCTGACACGAACCCGGCAGTCGAAGGCGAAGACTCTTGGATCTACAAGTTCTGGTTCCTTCGCGATTGGAGCGCCGTCACACTGACGGGCGCGGACAACAACAAGGAGCGCGGTGACGAAATCAAACGCTGCCGGGACAAGTTCGAGAAGTCGTTGCGCCTGATCGAAATCTTCCTCGAAGACAACTTGGGGCTTACGCCGGACCAGATCGAGGATCGTAAAGCCCTGCATTCCGGAGATCCGGGCGAGTATGCGCGCGATGTCGAAGGGAAGTGGGTGGCTGGCAGCGGCGGGGCGAACCGTCATTTTGCCGACGTGTTCAGTCGCGCAACCCATGTCATCGAGGAAGACATTGCGAAAGGCATCAGGATTGAGCTTTCACCGAACACGAACGAAATCCTTGGCAGTTGGGACGTTGGTTCGGTGAACCACGGCATTGTTGCGCTTGAAAAGAGGTTCGTCACAATTCAAGACCGCGAATGGCCGGTCTGGGTATGCCTGCGCGAACTGGAATCCGTTGGCGACAAGATCAAGCTCGAAGACTTGGCCGTGACGGCTTTGGACATCTTCGAGTCGATTCCTTCCATCTACGAACGGAAGCTGGACTTCCGCCACTGGTCCGACAGTTCCTCCATCGACACATTCAGACCGACCGGCGCTGGCTATGACTACCTCGAAATCATGGCCGCAACCGACAACAAGATCATCCTGCAAGGTGTCCATAAGCCGGATGGTTCGGTTGAAACGCGCATCCGACTCCTTCGACGCCTGCTTCGTGAAAAACGGATCTATGTCTCAAGCCTCTGCCCGCGCGTGATCTACATGCTGGAGAACATTGCTCGCGGAAACACGCTGAAAGACCGGCTGACTCCTTCCTTGAAACACATCTTCGACGCGCTGACTTACGCGATTTTCATGGAGAGCGCGGCGGACTTGGCGGAAATCGCCTTCAAACCGTCAACTACCGGAGGTTCAAAGCTGATCTCAGTCAGCTTTGCTCGCTAATCCGGTTTCCTTCGCCCGGTTCACCAGCTTCAGGAAGTAGATGCGATCCCGCGCTGGAGCAATGGCAAGGCGCTGCCAAGTCTTCCGCTTCCGTTTCTCGTTCAGCCTTTTGGCATCGAACAGGTTCACTCCACACGCTGACATGAAAGTGTCGATGGTCCCGACATCGGCGCTTCCCCAACCATTGAGCGTCAGCTTGTTGATCGTGGACTTGGGGATTCCGGAACGCTTCTCCATGTCGCGCGCCGAAAGTGGCCTGCTGCCACGGCTGGCCATGAGCAGGCAGAGCGCGGGCGGGAACTGGTTGACGAATTCGATCAGGTTCACTCTTTGGCCTTTCTTTCGATGGTGGTTGCCCGGTCGTCGTTGGTGTCCATGTAGTCACTGACGCGCTTTGCGTCCGCTGCATAAACGCCAAGCAGCCAGATCCCAATGACGCCAGCAAACAAACCTCCGACAGTCATAAATGCAGCCACGCCGTCATTGATGGTTGTCCCCAGTTTGCTCGCTGCCATCGGTATCCCGGACAATCCTGTTCCGAGTGCGGCCATGCTTCCTGCTATGGTGGTCCGCATGTTCATTTTTCGTTTCATGGCTTCCTGTCCTTTTCGGTAGTTGGCTTTGTTTGAAAGCAGCAGGTTCAAAATAACCTGATTGTCGTCCCGCGTGTACGGCTTTCCGAACAGGTTCACCGCCCCTGCTTCCGTGATTTG